AATGTTCCAGAAGATGTTGCAGAAAATTGGATTGATCAATTAACTATTAGAACATTTAACGAAGAATTAAAAGATGTATTCCCTTACGTATATAGACTAGTAAGTGAAGTAACAACAGCAAAAGAATTATCGCCAGAAGAGTTACTAGGCGAAGGTGGCGGGCGTGATATGGATTGTGCTCATTGTGATGGAACAGGCAAACATGGTGATAAAGACTGTAATGATTGTCAAGGCACAGGCGAAGCACAGGCAACTGCCGAAGCAGAAGTACAAACTCCAGAAATGGAATTTGAAAGACACATGGATTCAATCGTAGGAGAGAATGACAATGCATTAATTGATGGCGACGAGAGACAAATAGAAGCCGCGGTTAAAAAGATTAATGGCTTAATGTCTCAGCATTTTCCAGCTGGTATCAACGGCTCAAATGCTATCGAAAGCATGAAGGGCGTTATAGACGATCCGATGCTACTTGACATGTTTAAACAAGTTGGCCAGAAAGACGCAGACACTTGCGTTAGACCACTTGTAATGAAATATCTTAAAGGAAAAAACCCAGCAGTTATGAATAAAATTGATACAGGTGATCTTGAAACAGAATCACAGTATACAAAGACAGTAGATAAAGATGACTACGATGCTAAACAAAAAGCATTGCAAGATCTTCAAATGGATCCAGAGACATCAAAAGATCCAGAATTATCCGCTGAAATAATTAAACGTAAAAAGGCATTACAAAAAGATGCTGACAAATACGAAGACGACGATACTATGGATGTCAAAATCAATAGTAAAGGACAGATGATGCACCCTGACACTCCGGACGATATGGACGGCGAAGAAGGTGATGATAGAACACCAGGACAGAAGTTAGAAGAGCTAGTTAAGAGTTATTATGACTACACAACTAACAACTTTCCAAAAGGCGAACAAGCGGTAATTACTGCTTGTGAAAAAGAATTTGGTGAAAACAGCGTACCAGTAGCTGAGAAGATGATAGGCAGACTAATGGCAGGAAAAGATAACGAGATGGAAAGAATCAAATCGTTAGCAGGCATTAATAACTAAGAATCACTTTTTTGGCAACCCAACGGTTGACATTACTAAATATCTGTAGTACACTATAATAGTGCTACTACACAAATAGGCACAGTGGAATATTCCACACAAAAGCACATAGGCTTAAAAACATATAGGAGGCATAACTATGGCAACTTTAGCAGAAATTAGAGCTAAACTCAAAGAGCAGGAATCACGCACAGGTGGTTCAAATAACTCAAGCGGCGGCGACAACGCAATTTACCCATTTTGGAACTTGAAAGAAGGAACGAACAGTACTGTCCGATTCTTACCCGATGGTGACGAAAATAATACATTTTTCTGGCAAGAACGTTTGATGATCAAACTTCCATTTGCTGGAATTAAAGGCGAGACAGATTCTCGTCCAGTACAGGTACAAGTACCTTGTATGGAAATGTATGGTGATACGTGTCCAGTACTTTCCGAAGTACGTGCTTGGTTCAAAGATCCAAAGCTAGAAGATATGGGTCGAAAGTATTGGAAGAAGCGTTCATACGTATTCCAAGGCTTTGTGACTGATAACGGTATTAGCGAGGATACAACTCCAGAAAACCCAATCAGACGTTTTATAATTGGCCCACAAATCTTCCAAATTATTAAGGGAGCATTAATGGATCCGGATATGAACGAGCTACCGACAGACTATACCGCAGGTGTAGACTTTAGGATTGCTAAAACATCCAAAGGCGGATATGCTGATTACTCAACATCAAACTGGTCTCGTAGAGAGCGTCCGTTAGATGAAGCAGAGTATAAGGCAATTGAAGACAATGGCTTGTATAACATGAGCGACTACCTTCCGAAGAAGCCGGACCCAGTAGCAGTTGAAGTTATCAAGAAAATGTTTGAAGCATCAGTTGATGGTGAAGCATACGACTTGGAAGCATTTGGTCAATACTTTAGACCAGCAGGCGTAAGAGCGGCAACAGGCGATCCTGTTAAAGCAACTACACCGAGTCCACAGTCTCAACATGCACCAGCAGTAGCACAAGCAACTGCACCGGTAGTGCCACAAGCACCAGCGGCGGTAACTGAAGCGGCAGGCGATGGTAATAAAGCGGAAGACATTCTTGCAATGATCCGTTCACGCCAAGGCTAGTTAAAAACTGAGTGGGTGTAGTAGAAATGCTACACCCTACTTGGAATAATCTGATAAGGAGATACAATGGCTAATAAAGCATTTGACGTTTCTAAGTTTCGTAAAAACTTAACTAAATCAATCACAGGCATGAGTAGTGGATTTAACGATCCAACTGATTGGATTAGTACAGGTAACTATGCCTTAAATTATCTTATTAGTGGCGACTTTCACAAAGGTGTTCCACTAGGTAAGGTTACTGTTTTTGCAGGAGAATCTGGTGCAGGTAAAAGTTATATCTGTGCAGGTAACATTGTAAAAGCGGCACAAGATCAAGGCATCTTTGTAGTCTTAATTGACTCAGAGAACGCACTTGATGAGAGTTGGCTTAAAGCTCTCGATGTTGATACATCAGAAGAGAAACTTCTTAAACTAAACATGTCAATGATTGATGACGTTGCTAAAACTATTAGTACGTTTATGATTGACTATAAAACAATGCCAGACGAAGAACGTCCTAAGGTATTGTTTGTAATTGACAGTTTGGGTATGTTGCTAACACCTACTGACGTTGATCAGTTTAACAAGGGTGATATGAAAGGTGATATGGGTCGTAAGCCTAAAGCACTAACTTCATTAGTCCGTAATACTGTTAACATGATTGGTAGTTGTAACGTAGGGTTAGTTTGTACTAATCACACATACGCTTCACAGGATATGTTTGACCCAGACGACAAGATATCAGGTGGTCAAGGCTTTATCTATGCATCAAGTATTGTTGTTGCAATGAAGAAAATGAAGTTAAAAGAAGATCAAGACGGTAACAAGATAAGCGAAGTACGTGGTATTAGAGCTGGTTGTAAAGTAATGAAAACTCGTTATGCAAAACCGTTCGAAGGCGTACAAGTTAAAATTCCTTATGAAACAGGTATGAACCCATACAGTGGTTTAGTTGACTTGTTTGAGAAAAAAGGAATGCTTGTTAAAGACGGAAACAGACTAAGGTACACAGACTCTACAGGTGAAGAGATCAAAGAGTATCGTAAAGTGTGGGAAGCAGGCGGTGACGCTCTTGACACAATTATGGTAGACTTTGCCGCTAAACTTGCAAAGGCTAAAGAAAGTCCTGACGTTGATGAAGACGAAGTCGAAACCGATGTTGAAGATCAACCAAACGAATAACTATATTCGTATAACGTAAACTAAGGAGTATAAATTGGATTCAGGTTCAGATATTATCGAAGTGTGGCAAGTGTTTAAAGAGTACTTAGACAAGAAGCACATCGAAACAGTAGCAGAAAAATATGTTGATCTATGTGCTGACATTGGTAGTACCGACGAAGCGTTTAGAGATGCACTTGGCTCTGATGCTAACTTAGACAAAGCGATTGGTTACTATCTCGAAGAAGATGTCGACGTAGACGAAGACGAAGTGGACGAATACTAATGGGATGGTATTCTGATATTGCTAGAGACATTAGCAACATTCCAAAAGCAATTGATCATTACGAGAATGAATTGATCCAGGCTAGAATGGAATGCAAAATTAAAGGTAATGTTGAAAGAGCCGCGGCAGAGATGCCGGGAATGGTTGAGCAACGATTCAATCAGTTACAAGAGCTCGAAGCAATATTAGAATACCTGAACATTGAATTACGTAGACTTCGAAGTAGCTTTTTTAGAAAATACTTAGAAAGCTATGCAAGAGCATTGTCAAGTCGTGATTGCGAAAAATACGTAGACGGCGAATCGGACGTTGTCGACTACGAAAAGATTATTAATGAGTTTGCACTTATGCGTAACAAGTGGTTAGGTGTTTGTAAAGCACTTGATCAAAAGCAATGGCAACTTACAAACATAGTTAAATTAAGAGTAGCTGGCATGGAAGATGCTAGTTTATAACAATAGGAAGAAAAATGAGTTACCAATTACCAGGTGAAAAGAAAATAATTGAAAAGTGGGATACGATACCCGCAACAGTCAACTTCGTTCTTCGTGAAGGTGATGAAGTTGGTGACGATGGTGGTTGTGCTATTGGCGGAACATGGGTTAACAAATCTAGTGCAGAGTTATTTGCAAATAAGAAAGTTGTTATCTTTGGACTTCCGGGTGCATTTACCCCAACATGTAGTTCAGAACAACTACCAACATACGAAAAAATGTATGACGAGTTTAAAGCACTAGGCGTGGACGAAGTCTATTGTGTAAGTGTTAACGATGCATTTGTAATGAATGCATGGGCTAAAGAACTAGGTTGTACTAAAGTTAAATTACTAGCAGACGGTAATGCAGACTTTACATTCGGCCTTGGCATGTTGTGCAATAAGAAGCATTTAGGTTTTGCTAACAGGTCATGGAGATATGCTATGTATATTGAGAACATGATTGTTAACGAAAGCTTCATTGAACCAGGATATAACAATGATGGATCTGATGATGACCCATATGTTGTATCAACTCCCGAAAATGTAATCCAGTATATACAAACAGTAAATCGCTAAAGTTTAAATACTAGTATGAAATACGTACTAGTAACAGGTGGATTCGATCCACTACACTCAGGCCATATAGAATACTTTAAGGCCGCGAAACAACTTGGTGATCAACTAGTTGTTGGATTAAACTCAGATGAATGGCTGACTCAAAAAAAGGGTCGGCCATTTATGCCCTTTAAAGATCGAGTTGCTATTATTAGCGAACTTGGTATTGTCGATCGTGTAGTACTTTGCTTAAACGATGACAAATTCAATAGTGCCAGCGGCGCTATCCATCACTTACAATCAACTATCGGAGGTCAAGACGAAGTCGTCTTTGCTAATGGTGGGGATAGAACAGCAGACAACATTCCAGAGATGGAAGACTACTTGCATGACCCAAAGGTTAGCTTCGTCTTTGGTGTTGGCGGAGAGGACAAAATGAATTCAAGTAGTTGGATATTAGACGAATGGAAGACACAAAAGACTGAACGTGATTGGGGGTATTGGCGTGTACTAGATGACAAACCCGATGAAGGTTACAAAGTAAAAGAGCTTGTAATATACCCTGGCAAAGCACTAAGTGATCAAAAACATTTTAAACGTGCAGAGCAATGGAACATACTTGAAGGCGAAGTTAAAATGGTAACTGAGTGGGAGGACAGACAAGAAATTGTTTACCTAACACCAAAGAGTGTTCCTTATGAAATCAATAAAGAAGTATGGCACTTACCAAGTAATCCATCACTAACAGTTAATGCACACATATTAGAAATACAACGTGGTACTGAATGTGTTGAAGAAGATATAGAAAGACGGTATACTGATAGCGGAAGTGATGCTTATGAATGGCATGAAGGAGCTCCAGTATAGTATGGATTTCATACCAACTAAAAAAGAATTAAGGATTGTTGAAGAAGCTAAACCATTTACAATGACTAGTGGACAACGTATCACTCAGACTGTAAGAGCAGTTAGAGAACTTGATGCAAATAATATTCCAGGTGACATTGTTGAGTGTGGTGTGTGGAAAGGCGGTCATATTATTAGTGCTTGGTTGGCTAATGCTAAAACTAAAAGAAACTTTTGGTTGTACGATACATTTGAAGGAATGACATTACCAACTGTACATGATCATAAAATTACAACAGACGGCGATGTAAAATATGCAAAGCATAGTAAGAAAGCAAAGCATGGATTTGATCAGTGGTGTAGAGCAGAGATTGGAGAAGTTAGTACAAATGTATTCAATTATATTCCGCCACATCAATGTAATTTTATTAAAGGTCCTGTAGAAGAAACACTTTTAGATGACACTAATTTACCAAACACTATTGCACTATTACGGTTAGATACTGATTGGTATGAGAGTACTTTACAAGAGATATTAACACTATGGCCTAGGCTTAGTGTAGGAGGAATAATGGTTTTGGACGATTACAATAGTTGGAGAGGTAGTAGTAAAGCCTTTCATGAGGTGTTTGGCAACACTCAAGAGATACATACTATTGATGCCACGGCAGTTTATATAAGAAAGACACAAGCATGAACAACGATTTTAGAGTATATATTGGGTACGACACTAGAGAAGATATGGCATACCAAGTATGCAAGTTCAGCATTGAACAGCATAGTCCAAATGCAAAAGTATATCCGTTAAAACAAAGCACTCTAAGAGATCAAGGTTGGTATCATAGAGGTAATGATAAACTAGCAAGTACTGAGTTTACGTTTACTCGCTTCCTAGTTCCGGAACTTGCTAACTTTGATGGTTGGGCAGTATTCATGGATTGTGATATGTTACTTACTACAGACATTGCAGAGTTGTTTGCACAAGCAGATGATACAAAAGCAGTAATGTGTGTGCAACATGACTATGAACCTAAAGAAGGTATTAAGATGGATGGACAAGTGCAAACTGTTTATCCACGTAAGAATTGGTCAAGCATGATGCTTATTAACTGTGGACATCCTGCTAATAAAAGACTAACAATGGATTTAGTTAACGAGCCAGAGATTAACGGTGCGTATTTGCATCGCTTTAGTTGGCTAAACGATGACAGCTTAATTGGTAACCTGTCACCTGAATGGAATTGGCTGGTAGGACACTACAGCGAACCACAAGACGGCACACCTAAGTTAATTCATTATACTGAGGGCGGTCCGTGGTTTGAAAACTACAGACATTGTCAATATAATCAATTATGGAAGAAGTGCTTGTATCAAATGATGGAGGTTTAACATGGGAGAAGAGATTGTACAAAATACTGGTGAGTGGGATACGAGAGTGATATTACCACATTTAAAAGTAATGGTTGATAAAATCTTACACAGCGTTGCAACTGGAGAACAGAGGCATGCTGTTGAAGCAGTTTCGGAAGTATTCCAGGACGTAAAGAATCCTCCTGTTATTTGTGTTGACAGCGGAATTAAAAAAGTTGAAAAGAAAGTTAAAGGATCATTTGGTCTTATTGACTCGTTTGTAATGGGCATGGCATTAGGCAGTGGCGGAAAATATATCCGTGCTGACGATGTTGACTGGGACGATGATACTCCGTTACTAGTAAGAGGATTAGGAAAACAAAAACTAATTAAGATGTGTATTGAACGAGGTAGAGAGTTTTACTTTATGGATACAGGTTATATAGGTAACAATCCTAGCACACGTAACCCAAACGGTAAAA